GAGAAAAAGTTTTAGGCAATAAGAAGCATGGCTATAATGTTTTCGGTGTTAGAAACAAAAATAAAAAAAATGCTTTAAGATTTTTAGATAGACAAATAGAAAAGACTTTGAAAAAAGAAACAAGTAAGCCTATCAATTTAAAGATAGGAAAACGATAACTCACCATGAGGTTAAAATGAACGAAGAAAGTCAAGTTCAAGACGTAAATGAACAAACTCCAGAGCAAGAGGTAAAAGAAGCTCCCATCAATGAAGTTCCTTATAGTCGCTTTAAGGAAGTAATAGATGATAAAAATACAATGAAAGCTGAACTCGATGCTTTGAAACATCAAGTGTTGAAGGATGCAGAAGAACGAAAACTAAAAGAGATGGAAGCAAAAGGCGAATATGAATCTGCTTTGAACATGGTTAGAGATGATCTTGGTAAGAAAGATTCACAAATTGCAGAGATGAAGTCTCAATTAGAAGTGTATCAATCACAGGAACTAACTAAGAGAGAGATGCTTCTAGATAAGTTAAGCGATGAAGATAAGGCTATATATGGCTCTTTGGATAATAATGCCTTAGAAGCTCATATACAGCGATTAAACAAACAATCAATTCCATCAGTAGGCAATTCTCAACCGGCTGAAACTCAAGGTTATAAAAGCCTAGTAGATGCTGCAAGAGATTTTCAAAAGGGAAAAATAGATGAACCAATCTACAATCGGATTAGATCAGCGTTCCGGGCGAACCAAGCCTAGAAAGGCTAATAATTGTTCGGATTTTGTTGATCCCACAAGCGGAAGGGTTACAACTCAAACCACTAGAGAGGGAGAAATGAAATATCAATTAGATGGTCAAGATGTATCCTTTGAAGATGGCTTTTCTTTATCAGTAGGTAAAGATAAGACTCCTTCTGCGATTCGATCATCCTTTTCTCATATTAGCCAAGAAAGATGGGATAAAATATTTAATAGGAGTTAGATATGGCTGCCGGAGATAGCAGTAATTACGCTGGATCGTTGCAAGAGGTTTTAGCTGATGCAATGGTTCACTTTTCAAAAGCAAATGTCTGCCTTCCTCTTGTAATGGTAGAGTCAAGAGATAAAGCAGATACAGTAACCTTCCCGGTTTACAACTTGGGATCAAACACAGTAACAAGTGCAGATGTTGGAACGCATTCAGAAAGTGATTCAAGTGATATTGGTGCAACACAACTAGATTCTGTCAAAAAGACAGTTACATTGGATATGTTCAGTATAAGAGTGCCTGTACATGATGAAGCTGTCTTATCAAATGCAAATGATATTACAGGAATAGCTGGTGAGCTAGTTGGTAATGCAGTAGCAGCAAAGGTCGATTCGTTGATCGTTGCAAACTTTGATAACTTTAGTGGAACAGCAAATGATACAACAAATGGAATATCTGTTGATGATTTGTTTTCTGCTTTGGGTCAATTACAAGCAAATGCGGCGCCGGCTCCATATTCGATGTGTCACAATCCCAGAGCGATCTATGGCTCACTAGGTTTATCAAATGATTTAGTAACATCAAATCAGTTTGGAGGTTCTCCTTCATCTCAAGATGATATGTTAAGAACCGGATTCATCGGAACATTAGCTGGAATGGATATTTTTACATCTCCAGAAATCTCAATCTCATCCAATAATGCAATCGGTGCTGTCTTTTCAAAGATGGCTATCGGGTTTGCTCATGCTGGTGAGTTGATGAGAATGGAAGTAGAAAGAGATGCAAAAAAGCTCAAGACCGATTATATCGGATCAATTTTCTGCGGATCAGTTGAGTTAGCTGATACCTATGGAATCGAGCTACAGCATAAGGTTACTTAATAACTAAATAAAAAAGGCGATGGGGGGCATTTTGCCCCCCTAGCCAATACAAGATATGTCAATAAGTAATAATAGAATATTAAAAGAATATTTCGCAGACCTAGCCGGGATTGATGCAAACACAACATCATTTAATGGATGTCTTAGAGCCGGGTTGGAAGCTGTTGGATATACAGGATCAATATCAAGTGCTTTAAGAGCTTGGGCAAATGCAACAGCCGGAACTACAAATGCCTCTGTTAATTCTGCTTTGAAGTTAGCTTTTGCATCAGCAGTTGGATCAACTCAATCATCTCTTGCTGGATTGATTGGAGACTTTGCTGGAGAGAATGCTAATTGGGAAACAGCATCTCAAGCTTGGAACAGCGAAGCGAGAAAATGGAATCTAATAAACAACCCCTAGAAGATGACTAGGAATTAATAATCATGGAAAGGATTAAGATATGGCAACATTAACCGGTGTAAGTATATCTAGCAGTTATACATCACTTTTAAAACTAGATGGAAATACAGACTCAACTGCTGCTGGTAATGGCAGTAATGCAATACAAGTAAAAACAGGAGACAATGAAGCAACTCCATTATTTTTAAATACAGATAGGCTTGGAATAGGTGGTCAGCCTTCAAATCAATTAACAGTTGTTGGTGATAATGCAATAAAAAATATAAACATTTATACCAATTCAGATTCGGCTGTTACTTCTGATACAGGAGCGAGAATATTTACAACAGGAGATGGTGGTAGTGGTATATATGCAGAAAATGGGCATTTGGTTATACAAGGTAGACCATCAAACGCAAGGGATGTAATTTTTATATCTGGTAATTCTGCAACTGAACGTATGAGAATAACAGGAGATGGTTTGCTTGGAATTGGAACTGAAAATCCAGACACAAATCTTCACATCCATAAAGCAACTGCCGGTACAATAGATTCAAATGCTAATGCACAGTTAACGATTGAAAATAATAGTCATGCTGGATTACAATTTTTAACACCAAATAGTGCAAATAATATAATCTATTTTGGAGATGTAGATGATAACGATGTAGGATATATTGCTTATTTACATAACAGTAATGAAATGGAGTTTCTTGTTGATACTAGTGTAAGGTTTAAACTTGATGCAAACTCAAGGATCTCGCTTGGCAATAATGATGCAAGTGGTGTAGCTACCAATACAGTATTTGGTAATTTGGCGGGTAACTTTAGTGGTGGTTCGGCAAATTGTACAGCAATAGGATTAAGAGCTTTAGATGCGCTTACCGGAGGATCGCAAAATCTTGGAGTAGGTGAAGATGCTTTAGGTGCATCAGTAGATGGTGTAAGTAATACTGCGGTCGGTGTTTATGCAATGTCAGCCGGAGATGCTGCCAATTACAACACCGCAATTGGTGGTCAATCGTTGTCTTTTGTAACAGGCAGTAGTAATACAGGAGTAGGATTTCAATCAGCAACTACGGGTTCAAATAATATTACTAGTGGAAGTGACAATACTCTTATAGGAGCATTTACAGCAGCTAGTTCAGCATCAGCAACTAATCAGATTGTAATAGGAAAAAGTGCAACAGGAACAGGGGATAATGAAATAGCACTTGGAAATACAAGTATAACAGCAATAAAAGCACAAGTTTCAAGTATTACCGCTTATTCTTCTGATGAAAGAACAAAAAAAGATATAAAAGACTATAACTTAAAAGGATTGGATTTTATAAAAGATTTACAGTTAAAAACTTATATTTATAAAAATCCAGCAGACTTTCCAGATGAAATAAGAAGTTCTAAATGGGATGAAGAAGGTGTAGAAAAACAAGCAGACCCAACTGAAACTCAAGTTGGTTTAATTGCTCAAGATGTTGAAGAGGCACTTAAAAAGCATGGTATTGGAAATATAGAAACTTATGCACCAACTCAAGAGAGTGGAATAAAGACTTTAACTTATGGAAATTTGATATTCCCATTAATTAAAGCAGTACAGGAATTATCTGCAAAAGTAACTGAATTAGAAAACAAATAAGGAGTCTCATAATGAATTGGGCAAAATACGCTGATAGAAAAGGCAAAACAGCCGATTTTAAAAGCAAAGAAAGAGTAATACAAGAAGCTGTTAGTGAAGTCAAAGACGAAGATGGTAAGATTGTACGACAGGCAGTAGAGGAAAAGAAAGAATCATATATTTCTTTAGTGCAAAAAAAATGGGATTCTGAAAGTGGTGAAGCATTACCAGATCAAGAAAGACAGTATTCTTTATCAGAATTAGAAAAAGAAAAAGAAAGATATGATGACGAATGTGCAAGAGCAAAAGCACAATCTGATGGATTGAAAGCTGCGATTGCTGATTTTAAGAAACTTTAATTCATAACTAAATAGGAGTCAAAAGTGGCAAAAAAAGAAAAAGAAATGCCTAAAGAAAAGATAATCACTTTATTCGATAAGGATTATAAGGAATCAGAGTTGTCTGAAGAGCAAAAAGTAATGATTAACCATGTTGCAGATTTAGAAAGAAAAATACAATCTTCTGAATTTAATCTTCAGCAATTAAGGTTCGGCAAACAGGCTTTCTTAGATGCTCTGAAAGCGAGTATTGAAAAAGATGAACAAAAAGATCAAGAAACTAAATAGCGGAGATTTTATCGTACTCAATGAAAATACTAATACGTCTTATGATATTCCTGTCACTTACAGGATGCGGAAATCAAGGTTGGATAATAGCAAACATCCCTCTAGATCAAGAGACAAATACGAATACAGTATTCATCGAGATAGTTGATTCAGATAGTGTTATTCATTGGTATCATGGTAGAATTTATAAAGAGTCTAATTACTGTTATAAACATGAAAGTTATGAGGATGTAAAGATAAAATGATTGATACACTAGCATTATATCAAGAAGGTGGGATGGTTCTTTTGGTGGCATCTATGTTTTTTTATCTTGTCTATTCCATGAATGCAAGGTCAAGCGAACAAGCAAAAAGTCTAGAAGATTTAAAGATTGAAAATGAAGGTCAGACAAAACATATAGATGAAATAATAAAAGAAGTAGATGAACAAAAACAGATTCTAATAAAGTTAATTGATAGGTTTGGAAGATCAGATGAAACATCACTTGCTTATCGTAATGATATGATGAGGGAGCTTTCTGAAGCTAGTGAAAAAATTAGTTATTTATCTGGAAGAATAAATGGAAGGAATAATCATTAATGGATAGTTTGAGGGTAGCAGCAATCTCATTTGGTAATTATGCAATCGGTTTATCTCATATCCATGAGTTACTCCAAATCATAGTCGCATCATTATCAATTATTTATTTAATCATGAATATAAAAGGGAAAAAGTAAATGGGTAAAAAAGTATTAGAGTGGTTGAAAGAACTATTTAAACAAGTTCTTGAAAGTCAAGTAAAAGTATTGCAATCAGATGCCTTTGAAAACAAAATTGCATCAAAAATAGCAAGTAAGTTTCCAGACAAACCGGGTTTTGGTGATAAAGAACAAAAAGAGATTGCTAAAGAAATTGTTGACATGGTAACTGATGAACTTGCAGAAGCATTAAAAATGGAGAAAGACTAATGCCAAAACATTCAAGTAAAATGAAAAAGAAAGGCTCTATTAAGCCAAAATTCAAGAGAAAAAAGAAAAAGCGATAGTAAGTATGCCTATACCTCCAAAGGGTGTTCAAGAGGTTGCTAGAAAAGCATTGGAAAGAAGAAGAAAAGCTCCCAAATCAAAAAAGGGAGGAACTGCTGTTGGTATATCAAGAGGCCGAGATTTGGCTAGAGGTGCAAATATCAGCATCAGTTCAATAAGGAGAATGGTATCCTTTTTTGCTAGACATGATACACCAGCCGAAAGAAGGAATAGAAAAGAAAAGATTTCTAGAGCTTCAATCTCTTGGGATTTATGGGGAGGGGATCCCGGTAGAAGGTGGGCAGAGTCAATCGTAAGGAGATTAAAAAATGCCTAGATTTGGAAAAAGATCAAAAGAAAGATTAAAGGGTGTAGATCATCGGTTGATTATGGTATTAGATGAAGTTGTTAAATACTTTGATATTACTGTAATAGAAGGATTGAGAAGTCAAGAAAGACAGAATCAATTAGTAAAAGAGGGCAAGAGTAAAACCAAGTTTGGAAAGCACGTTGAAGGCAAGGCTGTAGATATAGCACCTTATCCGATTGATTGGAATGCTAGAGATGATTTTCATTATTTAGGTGGGTTTGTTTTAGGTATTGCAAATCAACTAGGAATCAAAATCAGATGGGGAGGCGATTGGAATGCTTCATCATTC